CAGACCTTTTTCATGTCTTTGCTCTTGTCTTAGTGCTTGTTCTCGTAGTTTCTTAAAATTTATCATTTATAGTTTGCAGGTAGATTTGCTGCTATCTCCATCATCAAAGTTTGAGCATCATTATCTTTTAGTGTTGTTGGAATACCTTGTCTGAATGTTTTGAAGTCTCCAGCAAACGCTGCTCTTCTCATTTTTGTACCAGATACTGCAAATGTATCACCATCTGCATCTCTAGAACCAGAAGATATAATATCCAATTTTCTAAAAGAATAATCCTTTCCATTATATTTATGAACCCACTGCATTGCTTGAACTCTATCAGAACCTACAAGAAATATACATTCATCATACCCCGCCATCATAATATCTTGTAAAACTGCTACTGGATCTCTAGGTCCACTGTATATTTTACCTTTATGTGTAGGAAACATCTTATTCATGTACATTAACTTTCTATCTGGTAGTAGTGGATTGTTTCCTTTCGTGTCCACCGATTGAGAAATGTAAATTCTATAGTCATCTGAACCAGCAGCACGTTTTACACTATCAAAGTTGTCTCTGTGTCCTGTAGTTGGTGGTTGAAACCTACCAAATGTCATATAGCATCTCTCTGTTACTAACGCCATTTTTTTGCCAACGTGAAATTGTTATATGAGAACTCAAGACGATTAACAAACTTAATCATATCTCCATCTTTATGTAGAACATAACCCTCAGGACCTGTGACTTTATATCCCATGTCTGTTTGTACAAATGTTTTAAAAGTTTCTAGATTATCTAACTTATCAATAACAAATTGCTTGATTTCTTGTATTTCTTTGTACAAATTAAGCATTGATTTGAATTTATCAGCATTATTCATCAAATAGTTTTCACTATCATATATTAATTTCTTCTTAGCAACCTGTGTCTTTGGTGTTTTTATCTTATCAGCAAGAGGTTTTACCTTACTGTGATAGAAATTAGTTAAATCCTCCAAAGATTTTGTGGGATTTGTTATAGTCAAAGATTTTTTAATTTGATCGTTAAAAAACTGTTTGAGATATGACGACACATGCCACTTAGCATCTCCTGCAGTGCCAGAAAGAGTAGTCAATTCATCTAAAAAATCTCCAGATGCAGCACACATTTTTTCTATGTTACTTACATACTTATCAAACAACATTTCTTCTGCATGATTCAAACCAACTCTGTCCATTGGAGTATCATTATCAATAGATAATACCTCAATTGATCCTTTTACCTTTGCACCAGCAATTGCTTGCATAGTTTGAAAATCAGTACCTCTATAATGTGTATGAAAAACTACACCTATCTTTGCTTTACCTGTTGCTACACCTATAGGATGATCTACAGGTATAGCATAGGTTATAGTGTTTGGTGTGAATGTAAATAACTTTTCTTCATTAACTGTTTCTCTCTTTACGTCAGTAGTAAACAGTAAATCTCCTTGAACTATACCTTTTATACCCAATGTAGAAAAATATTTTAAAGAATATTTTAATTTTTCTGCAAGATCTCCTTCATAATATAAATCTACATCAACATCTGAATAACATATCTTTGGTGTTTTTGCAAAAACGGATTTTGTACCAACAAAAAACATACCGTTCAAAGGATCTGTGCCACATATAACTGATGGTGCACCATCCCATTTAGTTTGCATAAAACCTGTGCTGTTATCACATCCAAGCATCTTTCTCAGTTCCTTGAGAAAATTAACAGACGCTATACAACCATCAACTCCATAGTTGAGCATCTCATCTTCTAAATGTTCAAGGTGTTTTAGTTGAGTTACGTTTGCCATTAACTATCGTCTGCCTTTTCTGTAGAATCACCTTGAAATTTGGTCATAATACTCTCACCTTGCATCTTATATGCTGATTGTAACTTATCAGGATAAACACGATCTGGATCTGCTTTAGTTCCCTTATCAGTTGTGTTTCTAATGTTAAAAACCATGTCAAATACAGGAGTCTTCATATGTATATTAACACGTTTTGCTCCTCCTGTCTCGCCACCGTAACTTATTTTTACGTTAGATGGAGTAGATGCTCTTTCTAAAAAATTTTGATCTATTTCTAGATGTTTAATCTTTGTTCCTTTCTGTAAATGCACATAGTGATACCCATATCCAAGAGATCCTTTTATAAGTTCCTTTATTAAATCTCTATTATAACCATTTGGTGTTTCTGTTTTATGATATCTCCTGTTACCATCTTGAAATTCATTGAAAGTAGCACACAAAAATTGTTCATTTAAACCAAACGTATCAATTAATGCTTTTCCATCAGTCTGTTCTATATTTCCTGCCTTAACTTCATCTACAGGAAAAACATTAGTCTTTAGTCCGAGGTTAGATAGGTTAGTTGTGCCACTAGTCTTAAGTGAAAGATATATCTTACGTCTTACATTCTTACATCTGGTGTGCAAAGTTATATCAGTAACAGTAGCACCTATATCATATCCATTTGTCCTAGATGCAGTACCTATTTCCCAATGATCATTCACTAATTTCATTGGTCTTTTTTTATTTTGTCTACCCTCAGAAACTACTTTAATTTCATTGCATTTTTCTAAATTATAATGTTTTACTATGCCATATATAAAATCTTTATACTTATTATTTGATAAGTCATCTGGGTTTTCAATCCAATCATTAAGAGCATCTTCCATATACCTTTCAAACAAAGTTCCTTGGTTATTTTGACCTCTATTTCCTCTACTTCCATCACCAAAATCTGGTTTTAGTGTTGTAATCTTCAATTCCTTTTTAATATCTTTTATAGAAAATTCAGTTTGTATCGCTCTTGCTATCTTACAGTCATTCTTTTTACTAGGATCAAATGCTATTGGATTTGGTATAACATTTCCATACTTTTCATGCAAATGTTTCCACAACCGCAATGCTTCTATTGCAGATGCTGTAGATAAACTCTTCACCGCTTTTCTAGCGTCCTCTTCTGTAGATGGTAAAACGTTGTATGCCATTTACCTATTTATTTTAGCGATCCCCTGCTTTCCTGTTCTCTGATTTGTCAACAGAGAATGATCCACCAGGATATCTCTTCTCTAATTTCTTAACGTTACCTCTTATAACATCATCAAATGATATGTCTAGTGCAATACAAGCATTTGCTACGTACCACATAACGTCACCCAACTCAATAATAAGATGTTCTCTATTGTCGTCGTTCCAAGGCTTACCTTGGAAAACCATCTTCTTAACGATCTCAAGAAACTCTCCAGACTCAGCAGCAAGCCCAACGCCAGCAGTGGTAAGGCGTTCAATATTGGCACCTTGTCTGTCAAGTTCACCCAGACGATCAGCAAGATCGACAAAATTCTTACTAGTATCGCTTGTGACAGTATCCACGAAGTGAGAATACCTATCAAAGTCCACATGATTTATACGTTCCATTCTGCAAATTTAGATAATCGGTTTTGTGTTTGTGAGAATTGTTGTAAGGTTTCTCCTACCTTTTCATCTTCTATATTGATGGCAGATGAATCCTCTGCTACATCATACAACCTCATCTTCGCTCTGTCAATTCCCAGAATGAATTTTCTTGAGGCAGTCGGGTCGTTGTATCTGTTCTTAAGTTGTTTGACCAAGATGCGACCCTGTTGCTCGAGCTCCTCAGTAGATATAAGGGCAAACATAAAATCAGCAGTGGCAGGGAGACCAAAAGACTCAGAAGTGTCAGTAAGATCGGGATCAGAGTTACCAAACCCACTACGAGTAGTTTGAGTGGCAGAGATAATAGGTACATTACTTTCCACAGCAAGACCCCGAAGCTCTTCAGCAATCGCTTTAACATAAGTATAAGAATTAACAACAGCACCTTTATATCTAACAGATGCACAAATGTTTAGATAGTCAACAAAGATAAGATCAGGTACAAAATCTTTCTTTAATTTAAGATCACTTAAGAGTGCCTTAAAATGTCCTGCATGTGCAGATGCAGTAGGGTACTCTTTAATGATCAGTTTACCTTGTGTCTTTCTAGAAATCTCATTTACTTTTGAATTAAATAAGACCTCAGGTAGTTCCGTTATATCTTTAACGTTTACGTTTAGAAGATTTGCGTCAATTCGTTCAGCAATCTTCTCCTCTGCCATTTCACATGTAATGTAGAGAACGTTGTACCCCTGAGTGAGGGCGGAACCAGCCATGTGGCACATGAATAAACTCTTCCCGACACCTGTACCAGCAAGAGCGATGTTGAGAGTCTTGTTAGGGAGACCACCTTTCGTGATAAAGTTAAACTTTTCCAAATCAAAGGGAATTTTCTCTTCTTTCCTGTGGTAGAATTCATATCTGTCTGATGATTGTTCAATGTAGTCATGTCCTATATGCTCATCAAACGATACTGCCAAAGCATCTTGTAAAATACTAGGTATAGCACCCTTAGTGAACTTGGTTTCTCCGCCATCAGCAATCTTGATGGACTGCATGAGTGCTAAGTATATAGCACGATCTTGACACCACTTCTCTGTGGCATCTAACAACCAGTCATAATCAACCCAATCATCAGAAAGTTCACTTACTTTCGATAATGAATCTTTGAATGCTTCGTCTGTAAGATCTGCTCTATTTTGGAGATTAATTGAAAGAACTTCTTTAGTAGGTACCTTATCATACTTACTAGCAAAGTCTGCAATTTCTTCAAATACAATTTTCTCATGGTACTCTTGGAAATATTCTGCTTTTAAAAATGGAACAACCTTTCTATAATATGTTTCATTATAAAGGAGGTTGCGTAGAATTGATTCTTCTATTCGTTCTGTCATTCTAGTTGTAACCTCGCAAATGATTTCTCGCTCAATCTTTTCTGTATCAGTTTACCATAGTCTTCATGTAGTTCGCAACCAATGTAATGTCTATTCAAGGATTTAGAAACAATTGCTGTTGTTCCTGATCCCATGAATGGATCTAAAACTATGTCACCTTCTTCACTTCCTGCTTTGATGCATGGTTCAATCAAATCAGGTGGATACACAGCAAAGTGTGCACCTTTATATGGTTTGTTTGTTACTGACCAAACATCTCGCTTATTTTTCCTGTCATAAGACTTGGATAACCCACTATGAGGAACCAAGCCAGTGCCAGAATTATGGTACTTACCTTTAGACCTGTCTCTAGTACCCCAGTCTTGCTTGACTGGTTCTTTAATTGCTTCATTATTATAATAGTATTTACGATTTTTAGAAAGTAGAAAAATGTATTCGTGTGATTTAGTACATCTATCTTTAACAGACTCAGGCATGGGATTAGGTTTATGCCATATAATATCCTGACGTAGATACCATCCATCTGCACGTAATGCAAATGCTAACATCCATGGTATACCTATCAAGTCTTTCTCTTTGAGTCCTTGTAGTTTGTTACCTCTCTTTGCACACTTGTCAGGTAAATCTTGTTTGGTTTTACTGACACTTTGTTTTGGTAATGCCTGTCCTTTACCAGGTCTGTAGTTATAATAACTATCTCCTATGTTTACCCACAGTGTACCATCATCAGTTAATACATCACGTACTGATCTGAATACTTCTACTAAGTTTTGAATATATTCTTCTGGACTTTCTTCTTGACCTATCTGTTTATCTTCTCCACCATAGTCACGCAACCCATAGTAAGGAGGTGATGTTACACAAGTTCTTGCTTTACCATCAAACTCTTTTAAAGTATCACGACAATCACCAAATAAAATTGTATCAACCACCATAACTATATTCCTTCTTCGCTGCCTCCTCTAATTGATCCATTATTTCTTTGGTGAAGTACTTGTCAGGATCCTTGAGAATAGCAGAAGGATAGACGCTAGACTCCCCAACAACAACACGGTTTCCCTTACGTTCAAAAACTCCATACTTCTCACCCAGTTCCAGTAACCCGTAATATTTGTCAAGTCCACGCTCATCAAAATACAATCTAGTTTCAACTTTACTACCTTCCTTTGTTAGACGTGATTTTTTTGCTTCACATTTTATTATATTTCCAACAAGTGTTGTGCCATCTTTTTCTTTCTTCTTACCAAGGTAGATGATTGTTGACGCTGCATACTTGAGACCTGTACCACCACCCATTTCTTTTGTGGGAACATAAGATCCTATAACATCATATGTATGGTTAGTTACAATCATAGGTATCTTTGCTTGACCTAATTTTAATGTTAGAACACGAAATGCTCCTTTAATTAATTGAGATTTAGTCATGTCTCTAACTTGTTTATCGTTAGCAACATCTTCCATCTCTTTAGATGTAGATAACATACCAAGAGAATCGAGAACAAACATCATTGGTTCTCTCTTTGGTTCTTTCATATACTTGTCTACAATACGACAAGCTTGTGTTCTAAAATCTTCAATAGTAGATACTGGAAACAATACCATACGTTTACTATCAATGCCACGAGACTCAATCATCTCTTTTGAGATAGCAGATTCTGTTTCAAAGTATATAACTCCTGCTTTAGGATTTGCATCTAAAAAATTACGAACAACACTCAAGGCAAAGAATGTTTTACCTGTGCTGCTTTCTCCTGCAAGTGCAGTAACTTTGTTAGCAGGAAGACCTCCATATATTGATCCACTACAAAGAGCATTAAAAATATATGAACCAGTGTCAACGTAATCAGTTACATCACCAGCAGCGACTCCATCGCTTACTATACTGGCAAACTCGTTACCACTATCTTTAATTACTGTATCTAAGAATCCCATTGTGTTGCTTCATCCTCATAAAAATTTACATAATCATAATCACTGCTCATAAGTTTAGCAAAAGACCGAGCAGTGTCGTAGTCCTCAAAGCATTTTACGCTATCGGAATCTACTTGTCCAACAACGTGGTTAGTCCATGTAACAACAAAGACTTTTTTAGTCATTCAAAGAACCTCCCTATCGTAATAACTTTTTCGTGTGTCCACCCTATACATTGTAGCACATTTTTCAAAGGTTCCAAGAAACTCTTTTCAAATTGTGTTTGGTAATCAACATATTTTTCGATACCAAACTCCTTCGGCACTTCACCAAAGAAACTAATACAGTTTTCATGTATGGGATTAGGTGTCTTCAAGTACATAAACTTGATCTTCTCACCCTCTTGAATAAAAGGATGTTTGTGTTCTACTTTATATTTTTTGACGTACCAGTTGTATAGGAGTGCCCCTCTGACATGGATCGGGGTTCCTTTTGAGTAAATGTCTGTTGGATGTCTATACTTGGAGAGGTTGTTGCATCCACGTGGGAAGGCGACTTCATCATAGGGTCGCTCCCTTGTTTCGCTGCGGACTCCATTGATGAAAGCGATAAGTTCATCATTACTTTTGCCGATAATAATCTGAAACGCTGCATATAATTTATCCCGAAAGTATGCTGGTGTTGATGACCTAGCAGTTTCTAATCCCATGATTTTCATCTTGGGTTCATTGTATCTGACTCCTTCTGAGTCCCATACATTTAATATGTATCTTTTCTTTGCTGTCCATATACCTCTGTCTGCAATATTCTCACGCTTCATACTCATTTTTTGTTCGTATGCCGAAACGTACGACGCCAAGTCCTGGTAACTTTTGTCGATAAACGGCTCCAGTTTTTCTTCACAGATCTTGTTAAGTAAGGAAACAATTGCTGCTTTGTCGCTAGACTTAGAAGTAAAAAATTTATTAACAAGAGGTCCAAGATTAAGATATATTGAGTCTGTGTCAGATGCAATTACGTAATCCTCCTTATCAGTAGAGAGTAGTTTATTTAGGTAACCGTTCATTTTATTCTCTATCCAACGGATAGAAACCTGTCCTGACAGTGTGATTGCTTCCGCATTTGCTGTCTTATAATATCTGAAATGTTCATTACCAATAGCACCATAGGCAGAGTTAAGAGATATCTTCTTTGCCATCTGTATATTATTACAACGGGCGATCTCTTTCATGAGTTCAACAGTAGGAGTTTTTTCATACTGTTGCTTTGCTTTGATCATTCTTTTCTTGAATATAACTCTAGAGTCATACATCTTTCTCATCATCTCTGGTAAAAAACCAGACACATCTTTTCTGTACTGTGCTCCATTTGCACATGTAGCATATTGTTTATCAACTTCTATCTCTTGATTTAGAATCCCTTCAACGCTCGCACTGGGATGTCTGCTCTCCCTGAGTGTTTCGGGCGAGATATTGTACTGCATGATAAGGTGAGGATACAGACTATTGAGATCAAAACTGACCACCCAATCATAGAATCCTGGTTTTGGTTCCTTAACATATGCTCCTGCGTATTTCGTATCTTTAGTTGCTTCCTTCTTAGGAGGTATAGCAATCTTACGTTTATTTAATTCATTGTAGATATAGTTGTCCCACATACGAACCTGACTAAACACATCTTCGTAATTTACTTTAGCATCATATGCCATAGTGTATGCAAGTTCAATCAACTTCATCTTATCATCTAGTTTATCAACGAGACGAACGTCATGGATGTTGTAATCAATAAATTTCTGCCAGTCCTTCTCATAGAACTCTTTGAATGTATCAAACTCAGAGTGATCAAGTTTCTTCTCACTTAATTCTACATTACAAATGTGATCGAGTCTGTAAGATTCTTGATTAGTATAAGTAAATTTCTTATAGAGTTCAAGATAATCTAATGTAGATATACCAAGTGTATCAACCGCAAATTGTTTACGACCTTTAATGAAGATCTCACGTTGTGATACTAATCTCCATGGTGATAATAGTTTTACAAACTTCTCACCTAGTATACGTTCAATACGATTGCAAATGTATGGCATATCAAACAACTGCACGTTCCATCCTGTAATAACATCAGGATAATTTGCTTGCCAGTAATCTAAGAAAGCATTCATCATACTTTCTTCCGATCTAAAGTGCATGTAATCAACATCAGCATGTTTGTTGTCAAATGGTCTAGCTCCAAACACAGTGATGCGACCAGAGAAACTATCTTTGATAGAGATAGCAAGTATCTCCTGATCAGCAGATTCTATGTCTGGGAATCCATTCTCAGCAGCAGTCTCAATATCAATATTAAATATACGAATCTTGCTACTATCAAACTTTAGTTCTTCTTCTGGATGTTGTTCTGCAATGTACTGATATAAAAATCTTGTGTTCCCATAAATGTCAAAGTCAGGAACTTCTTTGTATTGTTTTACAAACTCTCTTGCTTCTGATATAGAACCAAATCTATGTGGTTCTACAGCATTTCCTTCTAGTGTTTTCCATTTAGAATAATTTTTTGAGGGCAAAAAAAGCGTTGGGTTAAAAGGAACCCGAACGCTATATCTTTCGCCATTATTATATCCCCTTACAAGGAGACGATTTCCTGCTTGTTCAACACTCGTATAAAACTTCATTCAAGAGACTTAATATAGTTTGCAAGAAGATTCTTGCTAGGTTCTACAATAGTAGTAATGTCAGATGATCTAACAATCACCTCAGAGTCATCAGAATGTTTTGGCCAATGACTTAAGTTGCCTTCACTGTCCACCTCAAAAGGTTTACGAAGTATACAATCAGGATCACCAGGTATTAGTTCTCCTTCTACTTCATCAACTTGGGCAACTATCCATTCATTACTCAGTCGCAGTAGATTCGCTGCTATCTCCATCAGTTTTTTCCTCGTAAAAAATTTGTTCTTCTTTTAGTCCAATCTCTTTCAATCTTTCAGCATAATTACCGAGAATATTATTGTCAGGATAGACGACGCTAATGATATGGTCACCACTAATCCTATGATCTTCGATAGGAGAGTAAGGACACCATCTAGAATAATTGATAGGTATAGTACCATCTTCATTTAATTCTCCGAGACCAAGTAGATATGGATATACTAATCTATATCCTACCACCTTCTCTTCATCATTTTTAACCTCACCAAACATACAGAGAACACGTTCTGCTGTAGATAAAGTGACGATTCTAATATTATGATTTGTTTTCAAATCTTCATTCATTAGTTAATTCCTTTTTTTCTTGGAGTTTTCTTTCGTAAGCATCTTGTAATCCTGGTTCGGGAGTACTGATTGTCATTACGCAATCGTATGGAATCTTAAACTGCCAATCAGGAGAATAAGGATTCCATTTACTGAATTTTACTTGGTATTCCATACCTTGCTGTTCAGTAAGATATTGTGGTGTGCTACCATTTAGAGTTAAAACATATGGTTCTTCCATGAGAAGACAAACACCTTTTTTGTTGTCTCCTTCTTCATCAAAGATCTCTTTTAATTCTGTAATAACACGGTCACCTGTTTTAAAGGTAACAACTGATACTGCCATATTATAGCACCTAAAATTAAATTTGTCAATTAAGATGGGATCCTTTTACAGATCCCATACCATTATAATATTGTTTTGTTAAATTGTCAATCAAAAATGTTTCTGACGTTTTTGTTTCTCTGGTAGTTCCTTCAACATCTTTATTGTAAGCAGACCATCTGCAAATTCTACAGATTCAACTTCTACATCATCTGCCAGTTGCCAGTTACGTGAAAAGTTCTTATTAGATATTCCTTTATATGAATACTTTCTATCTTCCTTAGAAGATTTGTTTGCTGAGATCGTTAAAACATTCCTTTCACTTTCTACAGAAATGTCCCCTTCTGAAAATCCTGCAAGTGCCACCTCCAATATGGTTCTAGAATCAGATCCATTATAGATGTTGTAAGGAGGATAGTTTGTTCCTGATCCTGCAAAAGCTTCAAGTCTGCTGAATGTTTCATCGAGTCCTAGTGTGAATGGAGTAAATTGCTCCCATGTATAGTTTACCATTGTGTCCTCCGTAAAGCGACGTAAATTAAGTGACCCTTTCGGCATCACATTAATATTTTATAATTATAGCATAAAAAAAGGAGGTGTGCAAACCCCCAAAAACCATTACGGTTTCTACTCTTCTATTTCAAAGAACCATCTAATGTGTTTTATGTAATCAAATGTACAACCTATATCTTTATCACAATTGACATCATACTTCCTATCACATAAGAACGTTCTTAATTCCTCAATAGAATTAAACTTGCCTTGATGTCTTTCCTGTTCGTCGTAAAGATGGTACTTCATTAAGGTTCTTGTTTCTTCCTCCCTATATTATACTTGGATTCTAACGTCCAGTCATTCTTTTCCTTAAAACTTAACACTTTTATTTGATTTAATGGAGCAAGGTCTGAAATCTTTTCTTTACTATCGTCATTTATTGTTACTAATCCCCAGTCAACTAATAATTGCACGATCCTATTCCTGCGTTGAATGTCATTCAATGACAAATTAGTATTCTTACCATCTAGTGCGAATAATTCTTTAAAGTGTACGATATAATACTTGCCTTGTTTGTGGAGTATGTGACAAGATTGATATATCTTCTTTTCTTTTCTTGATGCTACACCTATACGTGTTAGTGTTTCACGAACTTTTAAAAAATCATCTGGTTCAGATAATGAAACCTCAACCATATCGGTTTGTTTCCATTGTATCTCAAGTTCACCGTTCATGTTTGCCACCTTTGCTTAATGCTTTTTTTATATGATCTAACTGATTCTTGGTGAGGACTCTGAGTGCTTGAAGAGCTTTATCGTCATTATAACCATAATACTCTTTTACTATCTCAAGATAATCAATAGAATCTTTCTTAGTCCAAGGAGAGAATCGCTTCCTTGGTTTCACACTATTTATATAAAAGTCATACTGCAAACGCTTTGGGAGATGGGGGTTTTTGTTCATCTCATTGGCAAACAACACAGTGTCAGTAAAGGAACTTAAGCATCTGTTAATAATATATGTTGGATATTTTCTCTCCGCATCAAGATCATCAACCAAGATATTCTTTTTGGATTGATTGATGCTGTATAGGTAATCTTTTAGTTGGTACATTATTTACTTAGCAGTTACCCCAACAACTCTAGCATTGGGATTTCTCGCAAGAGCAACTTCACGTGCATCTTGATAGTCTTTAGCAATCACTTCTTCTTTGAATACAGTTCCTGCTTTGTATAGGGTTACTTCACACTTCATAATTAAATAAAACTAATTCTTTTCTGGATGCCTGTTCTTTATTATAGCATCCCGTAGACCTCATTGTGTAAGTGTGTGCAAATTCTGCAACTGTCCACTTCTCAAACCTATCTCGTATTAGTTGTGATGAGTTATATGATATTAGTATAGGTGATTTATAATCATCACACCATGATGCAAACTCATCATGATTAAATCCTTTATGCATATTTCCCTTACGGCCATAGAGATTAGATTTAATTTCATATGGTGGATCTAAGTATACAAAAGAATCTACATCATCAGAGAGCATTCTCTCATAAGATAAATTAGTTATCTTCCAGTTCTCAATCATACGTGAATACTCTGGAAGTTTTTCAATACCATTCATTGAAAAATTACTTTCTGATGCTTGCTTAGAAAATGAACTACTTTCTGTTAGTCCACTAAAAGAACATTTGTTTACAACATAAAATGATACAGCACGATCAACAGCATTTGCTACTGGTTTTGCTAAGTAGTCTTTACAATCTAGAAATAGTTGTTCAGCAGCAAATGGATTTGAATGTGTCTCTTTAAGTTGCACTAAGTTATCTTTAAGTTTATCACCATCTGATTGCAGTATCTTCCAAAAATTATACAATGGTTCATAAAGATCATTGACCCATATCTCTAGGTGTGGATACCTTTTACCTATCTCTATCGCTACAGACCCACCACCTAAAAATGGTTCACGAAATTCTGTGTAGTCTTTTAGATCAGGAATAAACTGGAACAGTTTACTCAATGCTCTAGACTTACCACCAGGATATCTGAGTGGTGTTTTGTACGACTTTAAACTTTTTACTTTTGTCTTCATTTCTTTCTCTCTTCATACTGGTAGATAAAGAATACTCCTAGTATGACCCAGAAAATAATTTCAAGTCCGTAATTGTTCATGGTTTCTTGCCCTCCCAAATAATTGCTTCAACCAAATAATTTCTTGCTCGTTCAATGCCTTCTAGATTATCACCCAGTGCACCTATACTAGTATTACATACCTTACATAAAAATCCACGTAGTTTTCCTGTTTCATGACAATGATCTAAAACTAATTGTAGATCTGTCCTACCACAACAATCACATGGAGTTCCTAAAGGTTTTGTTTTACCATGTATTTTTTTAAGATCCCTCTCTACCTTCCTGACAACCTTTCTACATTCATAGCACATACCATGACGATATGTTTTCTTTGCTGTAACTGTAGTTATCTCAAAAGCAGTGTCCTCCTTTTCTTTTTTACATGTTCTACATATCTTCACTTGAATTCACAACTCATCATAACTTCTGTTAGACATGCTAACAAGTTAACTTCCTGATCAGGAACAATAGGAATACTGTTCATATACTTTGCAATAATTAAAACAGCTTCTGGTATAGAAGATGGTTTCAATACACCATAAAGACTATCATAGATCTTACGCATAACCATGGTAGGATCATTGTCCATATGTTGTACAACCCAACTCTTTACTGTAGTAAATTCTTTCTTCTTGAGTGAAGATAGTAATGCATCAAGATTAACATCAGCAACATCAACAAGGATGGCAGATGTAATAGAACCTGTAGCAGCATAACGTTGACACTCATTAATAAGTCTTCGCCAGTCTGGATAATATCTCTTTATGAGTTTTGCTAAGACTCTATCATCATACTCAACTTTCTCGCTAGTAAGAATACTTCTTAGTCTCTTAAAGAACTCACCTTGTAGTTGAGTTGCTTGCTCAGGTTTGATTCTAAAATCAACTACTGTACATCTAGAATGCAATGGTTCAATAATTTTATTAATGAAGTTGCAAGTAAAGATAAAACGACAGTTGCTATGAAACTCCTCTACAGCAGTCCTCAAGGACAACTGTACGTCATTGGTAGTGTTGTCTGCCTCATCTATAATAACGACCTTGTGAGACGCACCAGACGTTAGAGAGACAGTTGTAGCAAATTGTCTTACACGATTTCTAACTGTATCCAGAAAACGACCTTCATCAGATCCATTGATAATAATATATGATGCTCCTATTTCATCACACATTGCTTTAGCAATTGTAGTTTTACCTACTCCTGCTGTGCCACTCAATAGCAAATTAGGTAGTTCTCCTTGTTCGACAAAACCTTGAAAGACTTTACGTGTTGTATCTGGAAGGATACAATCCTTCACAGCACTCGGTCTATATTTTTCAACCCAAAGGAACTCTTTGCTCATTATATAATTGTAAGTTAAAAGAAAATGTTAATCTCATATTAGCACTGGTTGTCAAGTCAACGCAATGCTTCAAATATGGTGGGAATAAGATTACATCCCCATCATGTAAATTTGGTTGTAAACTATCAGCAAAGTATTCTCTAAAGTTCTCACTTTGATATGGGAACTGATGAACTCTGTTGTTAGAATCTGGACGGAAAAACGTTGTGGGTGTAGCACCTTTATTATAATAGATACCACACCAGTACGGTGTTTGTTCCATACAACCTGTCAAGTGTGTATGTGGTTCTTGCCCTTGACACTCATGATATACATTATACCAGAAATTATTAACAACAAACTTATCTGGTATACCATTCGATATAAAAAGTTTTTTAATTTGTTCTGACAAATCTTTTATCAAATTATTTCTGACATCAGGAGATACTAATCTATCATCGTCAGTAATAAAAGGATAGGTAGAATTGACAGATGCTGTCCATCCTTTAGGACGACTATCTATTCTACCTAGATCAGAGAAGTCATATGTTTCATGCTTATCAAATCTAAAAGTAAATATAGGAACATAAAAAACTTTATGTAGCTTCACTTGGGTTCAAGGGCAATGTAATACCTAAGGTCTGCGTCTTGACTTGTCCACTCAGAGATTAAGTGTTGGGATACTTTAACAACATAGTCACTCGGTAGAACACGAATGTTCTCAATCTTAAGGTCAAGAGAAAAGGTGCCAGTAGCAGTACCCTTGAGAGAGATATCGTAAGTATTACTGGTATCATTTTCTTTATCTCTAAGAATTAATTTGATAGTATCTGATCCTTCTTCTGAATAGAAAGTTAGATCAGGAAGACTATAAACTGCAGATGCTTTCTGAATATTAATAAGATCCTCTCCAGTTAGAGAGAATTGAATATCAGAACCAGGAAATTTTACATTCCTTTCTGGTGCACTCTTCAATGTAATCTCAGGATCAGAGAAGTAATACTTAGCAGACTGACGACCACCACGAATGTTTACAAAATCTCCAGAAGTAAATTCTAAGGAAGGGTTATCAAACAAAGAAATGCCACTTAGAAATTGACTTAGATCATAGATTGCAAAGTCAGTAGGAAATATTTCTTCTCCTGTAAATTTTGCTAGGATGTTTTCTGCGTTAGATATCGTTCTAACTGTAGAACCTTGTCGAAATACAATTGAAGAATTGATGGTCGAAAAGTTTTTAAGGACGTCTAGTGTTGTTTTGGATAGTGTTACTTTACTCATTTGTCATAATCAACTGAAAAGGTTGTAGGTGTGTTTGCATCTAGTTCTGCTGCTCTAGCAGACTTGTCGCTAAAATGTAGAAGTAGTACAGCATAGTGAACAATCTTAAAAAGATCTTTACGTGCTGTCCCCTTTCTATCATACCTTGAGGCATATTTCAAAATGTTAGACCTACAGAATGCCTCTGCATCACCAACAGAATCAATAAGATCCAATGTTTGAATCCCATGTTTACTATAGTGTGCACCGTAGGTACTAGCGATGTAGTCTGAGATTTCTTTTAAAATCTCTTGTTCATCATACTTCAATTTTCACTCCAAACATGATCTATATCACCATGATAGCATTGAAATTGATTTCCGTCAAGGTCAACAACATTTATTTTATGTGTTGATGACCATTCAGAACCATCATCTCCTATGATGCGAACACTCCTACCGTCTTTAAGACGGAGGATGTGTCCTAGATAACCATCAAACGGTTGCTTCATCTTCTACCTCGTTTGGAACTACATCTGCATCTATCTTATCATATAATTCTAAGAATGATTGCTTTGTTTCGTCATCAAAACGATTGGTGCAAACTTTGATTGCTTTCATACGGTTCTGCCAGATAGCAAATGCACGAATGATATGTACAAGTCTACGTGTAGAGATCACTTCATCAACACCACCATCATTGAATGTTCTACGGATGATGTCTGCCCAGTTAGCAAGATGCTCACAGAACTCTTTGTCAAGAACACCTAGTGATGCTGCTGCTTTCTCTAGTATCTTAGTTTCTGTAGCAGGAGTAGGATAGTCTTGCTCAAATGTCAAAGCGAATCTCTCAAGGAATGCTTCGTTCAAGACATTAGTACCGATGAATCTACCATCCTCAGAACCTTTACCTTTTGTATTTGCAGTTGCAAATATGTTGAAGCCAGGACGACGCTCTACATAGCGACCAGTCTTCTTCAAGAATAAACCTTTACCTTCTAGTACAGATTGTAAGCAAAGTATCTTGTTGGATGCTAGGTCAACCTCATCAAGTAAAAGTATAGCACCTCTTTCTAATGCTTCGATTACAGGACCGTTGTGCCATACAGTTTCACCATTGACAAGTCTGAATCCACCGATAAGGTCGTCTTCATCTGTCTCGATAGTGATGTTGACTCTGATAAGTTCTTTCTTGAGTAATGCACATGCTTGCTCTATACCAAGAGTCTTACCATTACCTGACATACCTGTAATGAATGTAGGATAAAAGATACCTGATTGAATAATCTTCTTGACATCAGGGAAGTTACCGAAAGGAACAAAGTTGTGGTCTTTGTCAGGAACTAGATTTTCTGCAATAGCAGGAGATGCTGAAGGAGCATTGTATACTATCTCTAGTTTTTCTTGTATTGTAAGATTCCACTTACCAATACCTTGTTTATATTTTTTAAGTCTTTTCTTGACAGTAGCGAGTGAACAATTGAAATGCTCTGACGCTTGAAATAATTCTTTAGTATTAACTTCGGTACCGAACTGTTCTGTTAGGTATGCAACGAAGTCTTCAGTTGTTACAGGGATAGGAGCGAATGGCATTTTTTTGTTTGTTTGTTATGTACTTAGTATAAAGGATAGTGTGGGGTGTTGCCACCCCTAGTGGACAGTTTGTCAACTGACATGACTCACAAATGAATTGAGTAGTTTTTTGTTGACTGCTTTGTTTGTAAGCATCTTTTTAAATGCTCTGGTGATGTCACCTTTTTTAGCATTGTCTTTTACAACAAACTCTGTGTCAGTATCAAGTGCTTTGTTATTGATAGCATATAGAGCAGTGTATGCTTTACCATTTTTGATGATTGCAGACTTCTCCTTCTTCCATTGTTTTTTGATCTCAGTGAAGTTGCTATCTTCTGCACCGTATGTATCAACAAAGTTCATTAGTTGACCACCTGATAAGATACGAAAACCTAAAACACTTACATCTGGATTACGATCACGAAGTTGTCTGATAAAGATGTTAGTGCATCTACCATATTCAAAACCTGTATATGTGTGACCAGTATGACGATCACGTAATGCTACACCAACATCAATACGACGTGAACGGATTACAATTTCACCTTCACCTCTATCATACTCATAACCATATGAACTACCACATGCTTCGCCATCAGTTAAGATGCATACATTTACTTTCTGAAGATCATTTTGCTTTTTGAATTCTGGAATCATGTAGTTAAGCATAACGATTGATTCATTCAAAGGAGTTCCAGATAAACCAAGACCTATTGTTGGAGTGTAAGAACCATATCTACCATGGTATGCTGCTTGACGAAAAAGATTCTTTACCATACGCTCATAGTCTTTACCATTAGAACGTGATGAAACAAA